TTTGAAATGGTGGAAATAATCTGAGCGCTTCGGTACAAGTTTTTCCGGCCTGTTTGGATAAATCTTCGATACCGATTCATTGACGCGGTCAATAAGACGGTTGTACTCAGCACGAAACCATTTTTCAGCAGCAACGATCTTTTGCCAATCTCTCGGTTCTTGTTCCTTCAATTTCTCCAAATTGAACCGATCCAGCATTTCGCGGCTCAGTTTACCATCCTCATGAAGCTTCTTGTATCCGTCATCCATCATGCGTTCGCCATACTTTTGAACGAGTGCAGACAGCCTAGAACCTTTGTTAATGCCAAACTTCTTCACAACTTCGTTGTACAACTTATCCGTCAAATTTTTTTGTTCGGAAGCATACGCTCCCTTAGCTTTGTCAAACGGATCAAGAATAGCCTTTTTAACAGCATCGTAATGCGTCCCGAACACCTTCTTGAAGTTACGGTATACATCAGCTGTATCCAGATTGATGTTGGTGAGGTCTTTTAACTTGGTCGCGTCCAAACTGTCGAGTCCTAATTCCTGTGACTCGATTTGTTTTTTGAACGCCTTATATTGATCTTTCGATTGCTTGAAAATCGCCCGAACGTGTGGCCGGATATCCTCCCCGAAGTCCTTCACCATTGCTTCTGTGAAGTCAGCCAGTTTAACCGCGCCTTTCAGCATGTAGGCAGCGCCGATCTTCGCATACTGACCATAAATGTCAGCTGGGTTGCTGCTTAGCCTATTTCGGCTTTTCGCAAGTTCTGCTCGCGCATTCGCAAGCATTCCATCAGCGAAAGAATTTACTTTGTCGCGAACACGAACTGAAACATTTTCCGGATCATCCGGAATCAAATCATCCGCTACTTCAACATGTTCCGGTACCGGACGCACTGGTTTCGCAGGCGTTTCTAAAGTGTGATCAGGAACCTGCTGTATAGGTGTTACCGGTTCTGGCGGTGACGATCCCGGTTCTGGTTGAGCAGGTGCAGGTTGTGTTTCTGGAGTTGCTCCTAATCGTTCATCAGATGTCCGTACTGGTAATGGTGCTCCAGCAGCTTCGCGAGACTGCTGATACTGTCTGGCTTTACTGACAAGCCCTTCCTCTGCCCGGTTGAAGCGCGTTGGATGCGCAAGCTTAATCAGATCGTCAAGGCTTGGGTCTTCCTTGTCGGCTATACTGGACCACAATTGCTCTAACTCTTCCATTTCTCGACCAGGAGTGAATTTGTACTCATGCGCTAAGCCAATGAGCTGATTGTATTTGTCCCGCCATGGGTTCTGCCGCTGTGCTATACGCGCTGTTGTCGCTCCCGATCCGCCTAGAATTGGCTGATTGTTAGGAGCCAGGACGTTCGTTCCCGGCTGTTTGCGACCTTCGGGGAGTGCGAGCGTCGGATTATTATTGAGGATCTGGCTCACTTCTTCTGCAGCGGCATTGTCAGCTAACCCATTTCGTTTAAACAGCTGCATAAACGCTTTTCCAATTCCATGTGCAGCTACATCTCCAGCAGCACCAAATACACCACCGACTGAGGCATTCATGGCAACGTCTTTTGCGCTTGTGTTCCCTTTAGCCGCTTCAAGCGCTGCATTTTGGTACGCATTCGCGATTCCGCCAGTTACGGCGCGTTCCGCTAATTTATTAGTAAGATTAGATCCGATGTGGATGCCTGCACGGTTAAGAGCTGGATTTACAAGGTTAGCCCCGCGCGCTAATCCGCGCTCTGCTGCGCCTAAAGCTGTCTGACCTAGTTTGGTACCAAGCGCACCATTTGCAAGCCCGTAACCACCAGTAAATAGGTTCTGTTCGAGTGCTGCCGGATTCGCTGTGTACCCTGCCAACGAACCAGCACCTTTTGCTAGTTTTCCAACTACTCCGCCTGTTGATGGTGCCGTCTGCTGCTGAATACCGAGTGCATTCCCTGCGCCCTGCTGGAAGTCGGCGAGACCAGGAATGTTTGCCTGCGCAATGTCGATACCGTGACCGAGCATCTGCAGAGGCTTCTTAATGATGCCAGGCGCGCCCTTCAACTGCCTATCGCGTGCTGCTGCTTCTTGCGCAAGCCATTCCTCTTTAGTGAGTGCATTCTTCTCATAATGCAGTGTAGGCGCGTTAAGCTGGCCTTTTACGGTGCCTTTTGGTGCAAAGGCTGGGTTATGGTTGGTAATCGTCGCCATTGGCTCCACCGGCAGTCGAACAATAGAAGCTGGCTTGACTCGTGGCTCCGGCTGCTTCATCCGGTTCTCTGATTGCTCTTGAAAATTATTAATCGCATGTGGCATGTTCAACATGGATGATCGAGGATCGCCGCTAAACGATGACGGCAGCGGATTTTGTGGCCCCTTGTATTCGAGAACCGGCCGTGCATCACTCTGCTGCTCGTTACCGCCGCCATAAACGCGAGAAATGACGCGATTTCTCGCGTCCTCTCCACGTTTCCTATGGTTCCCACCGTATTGTAAAACTGGTCGTTGTGCCATTTATATCACCTCTACCCGAGGATTTTTTGAATATAGCCCCTTGTTTCAGCAGGCGCATGATTTATCCAATCATTTCCGTACTTCTTGATAGCCTTGTCCAAATTTCCGCCGCCCCAATTGTAAGCTGCGAGCGCCTTGATGTAATCGCCGTCATACTTGGCTGACAATCCGGAAAGCATTTTGCCCGCTGCGTCCGCTGCTTGCGCCGGGTTGTATGGATCAATGCCATACCCCTTGGCTGTGCTAGGCATGAATTGGAACATGCCTGCAGCGCCTGACTTACCGTTTTGCGCACTCGGGTTAAAACTGCTTTCAGTCTTTGCCACTGCGGCTAATAGTCCTTCAGGCAGGCCGTATTTTTTATTACTGCTTGTGATCATGCCTTCATACTGCGGCGGAATAGACACATTGTTGGGGGATACGTCGCCGCCCGATCCCCCTACCGAAAAGCCTCCGGGTAATCTTTCTTGTACTTCGCGATTTCCGCAGCTGTGTAGCCGGCTTTTGATAGCATCGTCACAGTATCCACGCCAGGCATTACACCGGACGAGTTCCAAGCATCAACGAATGCCTGTTCTCGCGTTGCTGGATCATTAATCGTCCCGTATACGGGCCTGCCTGTTGCTGGGTCCGTGCCTACTGTTTTTTGGAGTGATTGCGCGAGTATGCCGCCAGCGACATCGCCAGAAACGGTTTTTTGATCGCCTGCACCACTTTGCTGCCCATCAAGCGCAGCCCATTGGCGGTCGTTGTCATCCAATGAAAGACCGTAGTTACGATCAGACTCTAGCACGCCGCGATTATAGCCTCGATCAGATTCCAAAATACCTCTGCTATAGTTGCGGTCAGATTCTAGCACGCCACGGTTGTAGTTCCGATTAGACTCCAATACGCCTCTGTTGTAATTGCGGTCAGACTCTAATGCGCTCCGATTATAGTTGCGATCATCGACAAAGTCACCGCGTTTATCTCGTTGTTGTCCATAGTTAAAGCTGCGATCTGATTCGAGGACGCCACGATCATAATTGCGGTTATCCACGAAGTCTCCCCGCTTATCGCGCTCTTTCCCATAATTAAAGCTGCGGTCGGATTCTAGCACGCCGCGGTTAAACGTTTTGTCCCGATACGCATTGTCCTGCGAACGCTGTACAAGGTCCTGCGCCATCGAAGCCGCTTGTGCTGACGCTTTCGCTCGAAGATCGTTAATCGTGTCTGCTGTATTAAGCTTCACTTTGTTCTGCATATCTGCCGCAAGCCCCGAATGAGAACCGCCATGCGACGTGCCCAGCTGGTCAGCATTAAGCGAATCCTGCCAGCCCTGCGCTTGCGCCGCCGCTATGTCTTGTTGGAGCAGAGGATTGAGCTGCGCATTTGCTTGGGCGACGGCGTCGTTGTATGAGAGAACGGGTATAGATTGGCCAGTCGGAGTCGTGAGGGAATATCCCACACGCCGCGAATCCGAGATCAATCTACCCATCAGATCGGTATCGTTAGCCGCATAGGCGTCTGCATAACGCTTGTTCTGATCGGCTGCGTATTTGTCTGCGCCCCCGAAATTATTATTGATGTAGTTCGCAGTCGTCTGCGCCGCTTGCTGAGCTGGTGACGCAGCTGGCGCTGCTGCTGCCGGAGCTGCAAATGAATGAACTTGCTGCGCTGCCGCACCCATCGCCGGCATATTCATGGCTGGTGTTGGCTTCGGTTTAGCTGCCATCCCGCCAGCATACGGAGTTGGTTTAGGAACAGCGCCTAAAGCATTCGGCATATTTACCGCAGCTGGTTTAACCGTTTGGCTCGCCGCCATTCCCATCACCGGTTTCTTCATCCCTGGAAGGATCATGCTGCACCTCCTGCGACGTAAGGATCGCCGGTGATTTGCTGGTACTGTTCAGGCGTGATCTTGCCGCTCGTTACAAATACGGCAACTTGCTCTTTCGTGTAGTAACCCGCGTTATAGTAGCGCTGTACGAGAGAAAACCAGTTCATCTATAGCACTCCTTTCTCGACGAGGGATAAGATGAGATCAGCCTGCGCCTGTTCGGAAACATCAAGCCTTGCCTGTGTATCGGCTAGCTGCAGCGCGAGAAAGGCGTTGTCGGATTCAAGTTGCGAGATTCGGTCCGGTGCTTCTGGCGGTTCTGTCGGCTGCACGACATAGCCATGAAATGTTTTGACCAAATTGTTGCCCACGTAATAAACGGCGTATATAAGGTTACCTTCGGTAACGAGTTCCGGTTCCATTTTAGCCCTCCTAACCTAATAGATAGGATACTTTCGTTGTTGTTGCTGCCGCGGCGCCAGACGTTGAATGTTCAAGAAGAAACGATTGTTTAAATGGGTACAGTGACGCCAGGGAGCCGCCTCTTGTTACACTGGAAGTGCCTACGGAAAAAGTTGTGTCGTTTATTACAACTACGCCATCTATTGTCAGTTTTAATGTGCCGTTTGTTGATAGCCCTGATTGTTGGTCAATACCCGTAATAATTCCCCTGCCTGAAACGTTAACTAATGTTGTTAAAGCATTTGCGTTAACAGTTGCACCAGCGTAACCTGGCGTATACCGCGAAAAGTCTGTCCCTTCGCCTTTTGCTCCTCCGGGGAAACCGCCCATCAGTAGTCGCCTCCAATAACTGTGCAGGCTACTCCAGCTGCAACCGCCGTTCCAAGCGTGACATTCAGTTTATGGTTCGGTTCTAACACAAGCTGCGGTAACACAAATCCATCAAACAGAACTGTTGTATCTGCCAGCGCTGATACTTCAGACAACGTCGATGCTGGGATCGTCACCTCATGCAAGAGATTATTGTTTGTCGGTGTGCTGTTCGGGCTTCCGTTATTCACGAAAATTCGTAGCACCGTTGCTACGTTGGTCCCAAGCGGTCGAATCTTAATCGCATCGACGCGCGCGCCGTTCACGCCCGCTGTGAAGACTGTCACCACGGTGCCGCTGCCATCTTTGGCTGTGTTCGCTGCTGAAATAGTGCCCCAGCTGATATTCGGTGTTGCAGGAAAGATAGGTTCGCGATTCGCTGCCATGTGTTATAGCCCCCCGTAATTGGAATGTGCCGCTAGTTTCCCAGCGACTACCGCCGCACGCACGGTCGGTTCTAAGTATTCGTAAGTCACGCCACCCAGCGGCGGTGTGCCAAACTCTGCTTCAGTAATCAGGTTGTTAACGTCCTCTTTTGTGTAAAAGTTGGACTCTAGTCCACCCTCGAGGTTAGTGATCCGCCCGTCATGGTCGTTATGCCCAACAACGAGTTGGTCAAGCTCTGAATCTACATCCTGCGACTTGATCTTTCCGCCTGGCTGGAAGTTAAACAGGCGTGATAAAAGACTCATGTCATCACTTCGCTTTCTTCAGTTTGAATAGTGTGATGATCTGGTAGACCGTTAGAGGCTCGTCGAGCGTATCGTGGGTAATCTCATACTGCAGCGTTTTACCACGCTCAGAGACGCGCACACGCTTCTGTACAACGTCTTTGAAGTCCCACGTTGCGTTATCCCAATCCGCCTCGTCATATACCCCAGATTCATCCGTCGAAATGTCCTCGATATCCCGAAGAATTTCATCAATCAGCACGGAGAAGTTGAACGTCGATGCATTGGCATCATACTGCTTTGCCACGATCCAGAACCGTTTGAACTTCTTCGTTTGCACCGGATAGCCAAAATCAAGCCGCTTGGTGCGGAATGAACCTGTTATCGCTGTGCCGTCATCGTTAAGCGCATCCGGATCGAGCTTAAAGATGTAGCCAGCGTCGGTCGAAAAGTAAAGAAATCCATCACGTTCCAAGAACGAGTTTGCTTTGATATTCGAGAACACGGTCCATGCGCCGTATTTGTTCATATCTGAGGCGAGCGTGGTGTCCAGCACAAGCGTTGTGCCGTCAGGGAAGGATAAATAATACTTCCCATCGTAGAACGCGCCTACAGCCTTTTTACGGTCCTCTAATGGGATTGCCTTAATCGTGTTCTCAATGTCCCGCGAGACGATCTCAGCCGAGATATAATCGCGGTCGGTGGAGAACAGCGCATATACATGCGTATCCGAGAGGTAAAATAGGTAATTATCGACGTAGGCGACAGAATTAGGTGCCATCAGGCCGCTTGGAACGTTGATTCGCCGCAAGTCGTAATCGTTAATCGTCCGTCCATCACCCGTTAAAGACCACATGGAACGCCGATTGAACACGATAATGGCGTCCCGGAACGTCCGCAGCGTCACCGCTTCGTCATTCTGCTCGCTTACGAGGTCAAAAAAGAACGTAGCCGGGAAATAATCGTATACCGCATACCCCAGTGTCGGGTCATGGTGGCAGAAGCTGAGCCGATTCTTTGTTGTCGCATGGGCGAGCGCGAATATACGGTCCTGCTTGATGGCGATAGAACGGAAATTGGTCAGATTTGACAGGTCATTTAGCCCTGGGTCCGTCTGCTCCGGCGTTGTCGCAGCATGAGCAGACACCTCGTGCACATCCGTACCGTTGTAGACCTTCAGCTTGCCGCCATCCGCAATGAGCACCACATCATTCAGCGAGCGGTCTTTGTACGTCAGCATCTGCGTATTGCTTGAGGTGAGCGCTGTGATCGTGTTAAACGGTACTGCGGCAAGTGTCCCACTCGAATCCTTGAACACCGTGGCGTTGGAGACAGCCAGCAGTTCCGAAGTGCCGTTGTTTTTATAGAAATTGTATAGTTGCTCCACCGGCTGCGGCTGTGCAGTCGGCGTATATTTCGTAAACCCCGAACGAAGGGATATTGCACCTCGGCTTAACACGAAGTTTCGCACGGATGCAAGCGCCTGTTCGGGGATAAGAGAAGCATCGTCCTTGTCATTGAGTCCAAGGGAGAAGTCATTCAGCGCATATGGCGGCATTTTCTGTGTCATAGGCAATAGTCCGCCCTGATTCTAACCGGCGGCATCCGCAGATTCTTGAAATCGGTGTATGCCTTTTTCCGATCGTTGTATTTCGCCATCGCATCGGGCCGGTCGTATTCTTCCTCGGTAAACTGGATCATGCCCGCTGCAAAATGAATGAGCAGGTCGTGAAACTCGGTTTCCAGTTCCGGTTCTGCATTCATATCCGTTGAGTTGAGATGCGCCAGGCGGCGGTAATAGTAGTAATCGATGGTGCCGGAGTCCGGTATGCTGCTGCCTCGGAGAGATAACGTTCCGCCCCAAGCTGTGAATCCTGTGCTATTACTGTCCGTGATCGGCAGCTCTCGCCACGGCAGCCCATTGACGAGTGTAACGGCTGGCATATGCAAATCAGTTGGAAGTGCGTAGCCATTCATGGTGTCGATGGTGTAGCTCTTCAGCGCTTCTTTCTTCGCCACTGGCGTCAGGTCATCCAGCGCCCGGTTTACCCAGCCGATAATGGTGGTGGCGTCGTACTCCTCTTCCACATCGCCGTTAACTTGAGTGATAATCTCGCTAATTTTCATGCCACACCCCCAAATAGACAAAAAAGCCCCATCTTAGGGGCTAGCCTGTCACTACAACGTCCGCATATTCCGAAATCGTAATCTTATCGTTCGCCTTTTGCGTCTTCTCATAGCTGTCCATCCAGATTTGAGCGATCAGCTCCGGCACCATGAACTGCTTGCCGCGAGGTACTGCGTATACCACACCGTTGCAACCAATTGGCACAACGTCGCCTTTGTTCTGCGGGTCAACCGGGATCATAATCGGTACTTTCGGCATTGCATCAAGCTGTTGCTTGAAATTCAATTCTTCTTGTTGCATCTCTTTTTCCGTTGTCGCTCTTGCCATTACCAATCACTCCTTAAATTTAAAAGGGCCCCGAAGGGCCCTAGATTATTAGTGCAATATCCTAAATCGTAGCTGTAGTTTCATAACGAAGGATGGCTAATTGTTGCAAGATTACTGCTGTGAACGCGCTCTTCCAGGCAATCGTGTTGAACTGGTTAAGCGGATCCGCCGTACCACCGCTGCCTGCTGGATGAACGATGATTTCTGGCTTGCTGGAGCCTTCAACGTCCGGGATACCGTATGCGCCAGCACCAATCATCAGGTTAAGATGAACGTCTGCAGATGCCGCACCAGCACCTGTTGCAATCGTAACGTTGACTGCCTCGAGGAAGTACACGCCGTACAGCTTGCCGAGCTCGCCGTTTTTGCGGTTGTCGACGCTGACATATGTGTTTTGGTCCTTCCATTCTTGCGTTTGCATCAAGTCAAGCGCCACGTCAGGCGATACGAACATCAGGTAGCCCATGCTCCCATCAGGCAACTTGATCTCGCGCACTTTGTTCTTCTTCATCGTGCGGCGCAGTTTCAGGATGTCGGCAGCCGTAATTTTCGCCGCTACGTTTGCGCGTCCTGCAACGCCGTTTGCGTAGTACACGTTCGTGCCTGCCGTGATGATGTCGCGAACGATGATGTCCATCGATTGGCCGGCGTTTTCCCCCATCAACTCAGCAACTTCCGTCATAAGCGGATCGAGACCAACCAGGTCGATGAACTCGGAGATTTTCGTCCAGTTGCCATACTGTGCAACCGTTGCTGTTACTGGCGTGATGGAGAGATCCACACCGTCAGGCGTTACACCTTCCGTCAGCGCCGTTGTGCTCACGTTCAGGTTGTTCAGGCGTCTCCATTGAGCCGTTGCACCTTTACGCGTTGGAATGTTCTTCTTATCGCCGTATCGCATGAAGAACAGTTCCGGTGTGAGGCGATCCAGCATTGCGGTTTGGTAAAACGTTGCGTTTTCTGCGCTCAGTTGATTTACGCCAGATGTCGAGTTATAACCTTGTACGTTCGTTGCCATTGATTATCCATCTCCTTAGAATGATCGTCTCTCGCCTCGTTTGACCTCATCGATCATGCGACGCTGCTGCTCTCTCGAAAGACCGGAGAATCCAGTTTCGTGGGCAACATCGCCTTGACCGAGGGCACCGGGAGAGGACTCTGAATTTTGTTGAAGCCCCCGTATGGTGTTAGCTTCGGTTTGTTTCCTAAACTGCGACATAATCGTTTCTTTGTGCGCCAGCTCATACGCGTGAACGGGCTGATAGCCCATGCCGATTAGCTGCTGCATCTGCGGTGTGAACCATTCCGGCGCTTTGCCGTCATTGAATGCCTGCGAGGTTTCAGCGAGCTGTGGAAACGCTTCGTACAACGCGTTCCATTGCTTCTGGGTTTCCTGCATCCGCTGTGCTTCAGTCTGCTGGCTTTGGAATCGCTGCACTTCCTGGCGCAGCTGGTTCAGTTCCTGATTGACCGGCGCGAAATACTGCGCGTAGGTGTCAGGATCAATGCCCATGCGGCTGGCTTCGCGCTCGTATTGCTCCTGCCGTTCGACTTCATCCAGCCGAGCGATGTAGCCGTCGACATCGTCACCCCATCCATTCAGCCGTGCAGCGCGTTTCAATTGATCGCTGTGCTGTTGGTATGGCGCGTACTGCTCTTCGTACTGTTTGCGGAGCTGCGCCTCACGGCGTTCAACCTCGCGTTTAATGGCTTCGCCTACGTTGTCAGGTTTTGGCGCGTCGACCGCCGATTCTACGACCGTTTCGCCTGTATTTGTAGGCATTTCTGCTGCTGGTTCTGTTGGTGTAACATCCACTTGCACCGCGTCGACCGGTGCGCTTACGACCGTTTGGTTTTCTTCCATCGGTAAATCCTCCTTGTACGCGTCGACCGTACGTTACGACCGTTTTTAGTGCCGAAAAAGAGCATGAAAAAGGGACCGCCGAAGTCTCATCGGGGTCCCGTTGTTATGGAGGTATCAATTGTCATTAGAATTATATCGGTTCTGGCAAAAAGAACTCATAAAACGCATCGCACTCCCAAACATCCCCTGCCGTTACCGAAGCGGTTGTCGATGAGTGTACTCGGGTTGGATAAACCTTATTGTAATTAGCGTCATCCGTTACCCAGATGCCCTTTGAGACCGACGCAGCATAGTTGTTGAAAAATTTCACATCAAGGGTCAATCTCGCACTCAATGAATTGCCGTTATTGTATACCTCAATTGAAGTGGTATTCATTCCTGGTCTGCTGTGTGGTGTTAAAGACACATCGTTGACCGTCAGATCGTCTGCGAATCGCGCAAAGTGGATGCCGTTTGTCTGGTTGCGCTTTGTAGGAAGCATACCTCCATAAGATGTATTCACCGTGATAGACGCAGCCCAAACGAATTTCCATTTAATGCGTAATCCTTCCGGGGTAAAAATGTGCCGAACGAACATGTCTCCCATCTTCGTCGTTCCATCGAGTGGGTTATAACAAATTGTCTTTTGTACCATTTCGAAACGCTCGCCTCTGCGCAAAACGCTAGAAGGAAACGCGCCAGGAGAACCGATAGAACGACCGTTCAAGAAGAATGCCGCACTTTGAACCAACTCATCTCCGTGGAAACCGCCAAAGAAATCCGGAGATCCGTTTGGTTGGATTGCGTATTCCCACTGCGAACCTGTTGAAATAGGTGATATTTGATTAGATAATGTCTTTCCTCCGAGTTCTTGAAATCCCGGCACGTTGAAAACTCCTATTACAGGAGTATTTCCGCCTAAATCCCCAAGAAATACATCGTTAATTCGCCACACATTTACATTAATTGCAGCATCAATGTGGTTGATGACTTCGTAAATAAGCCACTTCGACCCAGTGCGTTTTATCCAGACCCAGTACCTTGTCGAGGATTTTCGCTCAACGTAGACCTCATCAACAGACTTTACTGCTGTTACTGGGTGAATAATCGACCGAGCATTAAACTGCTGCGTTCCCGATGCTGATTGGATTATGAATGAACTGTAGTCCACTTCATTCTCCCAAGCCTGCCCCGGCGCGATGGGTACACCCGTATACGCTCCGACACTTAGCGTTAACGCGGTAACACCCTTGTTTTCGATTCGCAGAAAGTTTTGTGCATTTGGAAACGTGTATGTTGTCGCACTAGTACCCGCAGTGTCGATAAATTCCGTCACCAAATCATCGTTGCTCTGTCTTCTTGGCTGCGCCATTACTGTTGGCATGTCTTACCCCTCTCTATCTTTAGTGAACCGATAAACCAGACTAGTTTCATTCAGTTCACACTACAGCGTTAGATTAACTAGGTAGTTTTGAAACGTCTATTCCTGCTGCGAGAGCCGTATGACCTGTAGCGTTCGGATGTAATCCATCGGAGGTATATCCGGCCTTCCAAATCCCGCTGTTTCTTGCCGTTTCTGCGAGGTCGGCAATTTCGAAATAACCGCTCAACGGTGCTGGTAGTGTGCGTATCCAATCATTTATCTGGACTCGTACCGCATTACTACTCTCTGGCGTTTGGTTGCCTGTCGTTACCCACGAATCCGTTGAGGTCGTCGATGGTGTGATTGTGTTTTGGTACACAGGGAGCCCCATCTTATCGAACATATTCCAAACAGCCATTAAATCACTTTGGAGCTGCGCCAGTGTTCTAGACGCTCTAATATCGTTGATGCCGTAATTACTTACAACAAAACCACAGTATTTTGCACTTTGCATACGAAACATACGATTTGTTACTACGTTGAAGCCCTGTGCCGTCTCGCTCGGTCTAGAAATGACCACCATTTGGCGCTTATTATAAAGAGCGGTCTGCGTGTAGCCAATAAAGTCACGCGATGAAGTACTATCGCCTGTTCCCCACATAATACTATCGCCAACCAATAGCGCAGCCTTTGGAACTGTCTTTTTTACGCTTACTTTGCCTAGAATGGCAACAGGCTTATAATAGCCGCCGTTGTCTGCCACTATGTTCAAGGCTCCGCCTTCCGTAACATCTGCGCCTTGGTGCTTACCTTCCCCGTTTATCCATGCTGAAGACCCTTTAACCCACTTCTTACCAGAGGCTACGGAAACGTAGGTTCTTGCGAAGAAGGTTGTTCCTTTGGCGAGGTTTATGCCAATCTCATCGCTGGTTACGAATCCGCCGCCGTCAATGTCTATCGTTTTCTTGCCATTGAACCGCACTGGGATCAGTACTCCGCCGCCTAAGTCGATGCTGGCTTTTATGGTGATGGTGTCAGGATTCGCGACATCTCCTGTGGCAGTGGTTTGGTGGTTAGCGTAAACAAGCCTTAAACCGCTACAGTCCTCTGCCACTGTGAATTGTTTGAAATAGGTTGCGCTCGTTTCCACGCCATCGCTTAACCCGTCTAAGTTCATGCACCGATTAACTACTAAGACTCCACTGCCTCCACCCGTCAGCTGCACAGCTTTTAACGAATGTCTAATGGCCCTCACGTTGAACTGTTGCGCTCCGGAAGCTGATTGGATTGCAAATGAGCTGAAGTCTACTTCGCTCTCCCACGATTGTCCCGGAACGATTGAAACGCCCGAATAACCACCGACGCTCAGCGTTAATGTTGTCACCCCCCTATTCTCAATGCGCAAAAAGTTTTGCGCACTCGGGAAAGTGTATGTTGTCGCGCTTGAACCAACTGCGTCGATAAACTCGGTTACTAGATCATCATTGTTCTGCCTACGCGGCTCCGCCGTTACTACTGGCATACTCTTACCCCCTCGCCCCTGCCGGCTGCCTCAGCGCGGCTATATGCGCTTGCTGTTCCCCTTTCAAGCCCTGCATTTCAAGGTTTTGCTGGTGCTTCTGTTCATTCAGCGCGAGCTGCCTGTGCAAATCCGCCTGTGTCTGCTGTGCTTGCATCTGAGCCTGCGCTTGTGGATCGGGCTGCATGGCGGCCATCTGCTGCTCCATCATAGCCTGCTGCTGTGCTTGCATTTGTGCCTGCTGCTCTAAATCGTTGATGAGGCGGTCCTTGAACGGTACCACGTTCTTCGGCGCGTATTTCAGATACTGTTCCGTGGTGATCGCCTGCTTGTCGTAGAGCTTATCGAGTGACGCCATCGCCAGTTCTTCGGAGTACGCGGAGCTCGGGCCAATGTCGATCTTCAGGTTCATGCTGATGTCCGCGTAATCGGTACCCTTGAAGTCCTGCGAATACTCCTTGCCATCGTCGTTTTTGAGGTTGACGCGCCTCGTTGTGTTGTATTTGACCTTCCAGAACTCTTCCCAAATGCGACCGACGTCCTCCATCGCACGGTAGAACCGCTTTTTGATGGATTCGATCGGCACACCAGCCGCCTTTTGCAGCAGCATGATGGCGGATGCGTTCAGATTACCGCTGCTTACGTCACCTGTGGCGGCATCCTGTGCGGATGACAGGGTTTTGGTGTAATCGATGAATGTATCGATAAGGTCTTTTACATGTCCGGACATCTGCCCCGGGTTCATGTACTCCGCACCGGATTGACCAGGCGGCGACATATCGATAATCGGCGCGCTTGGATCATTGTTGATGCTGTTCGGATCCACGAAGCTTGGGTTGATCTTCATCTTCGGCCAGCCTGTGAGCTGCGCAGAAAGCACGCTCATGGCGAGCAGGAAATTGATCGCCTTTTGGTTCGGGATAATCCCTTCCGTGTCTCCAATTCCGTGTATGGACTTCTTACGGCGTTTCCACTGGAGCACAGCGATCGGATACAGTTTGAATCCCGTTGCTGTCGGCTTCTTCACCACTTGGCTGGACGCCGTTTTCGCAAACATGATCTGTCCGTCTTTCTTCCAGTAACGGGTGATAACCGTCACTTTCGAGGAATCGTTGAGCTCTTGCTTAGCACTGTCGTATCCCTCATCCTGCGTATCCTTGTCACCGACGATAAGAACGACGTTTTCATCGCTCAGACCGTTTGCTTTCGCCTCTGATCGCACATTCTCAACCATTTCGCGGCTCGTCACGATGATGTACGGCTGCTTTTGCACGTTGCGTTGCTGCGGATTGCCGAAGAAGACGTTGATCGGGTCCAGCACCTCGCCGCACATATCGCCCTGCCATGGCATCGTGAGCCCGCCTGACTTGTTTGGGTCCCAGTAATAGTGCCAAATGGCTGTGCCAATGTTTGCCGCACTCTCGAGCGCTTCCTCGTTCAGTTCATCCTGCTTGATGTTCTCCCATGTCGTGTCAGAGAAACGCGTGAACGAATCAGCGGCTTGCTCAGCCTGCTGCATAATCGCTTGCGACTGCGGATCAACCGGATTGCTCGGGTCCATCTCGGTCGATTCCTGCGGCGAGAAAAGCATCTTGATGTTCTCGTTCATCACCGTCGAGATTTTGTGGTTCTCGATGTAATCAATGATGTTAAATACCGGACGCGGCAGCGATTTCGTGCGGTCTGTCGCTGGCGGCCATTGATCGCCTGCTTTGAATCGCTCATATTCCGGCCACCGATCGAGGAACCGGCGCTGCTTCATGTAGGCTTTGCCGTCTTCGTACTGCTTCTCAATCTGGCTGACTAGCGGCGCTTGCTGTGTTTCACTCAATCGGTCCCACCCCATTCACATACTCGTTTATAAGGCTTTGTATATCCTCGCGCCGCATACTCGGCTTTGCCTCCGGCTGTTTGAGTCCATCACGGATATAGGCGTTGATAGCCTCGATCGTCTCCTGCTCCAAAAAGGGCTGAGAGAGAATAGAGGCGACTTTTACAATGTGTTCCACGCTTATTCCACCTCTGTCGCCCTGATATGCAACTCAGCCATACCAAGTGGGTTAGGTGGATAGTAACGGAATGTTATGTTATACCGTTCAGGACTGTCACCGTCCGCTTTTATAGAATCGATCACATTTTTCCGCATCAACTCTTTCGCTTCTTCGATTACAGTTGGTGTAGCATCTATTGCAGAAATCTCAACATAATATCCGTATTTTTTAGGGTTTACCATGACTGTATCCCTCCTTGGTATGGTTGCTGCGTCTGGAACGGGAACGGCGTCGCTGGCTTCTCACCAGCCGGCAGATCGCCCCGGAAATAAATAAAGCGATGCAGCGCTTGGCTCATTTGATCCACTTGGTCATCGTTCTTGCCGTTCGGGAAGCTCGCGCATTCCTCAACGAAATCGTGTACCCATGGAACTTGGCGCGGCAAGTAGACATTGCCAGACTCGATGTACATAGACACCGCATTTACCCGCGCTACTTTTCCACCCTCCGGCTGCACTGCGACAATGCCGCCCATTTCACGTTGTAGTGTGGCGATGATGGCGGATCCATTCGCCTTATCCTCAATCAGCTTGATCTGCGCCATCGGGTGCTTCTCCGCTAGGTTACGAATGGTTTGGACAGTAGCAGGGAAGTTCATACGCGCTCTCACTTGGTCGATGAGATAAATGTTCGGACCCGATTTACCCCATACGCCAATCGCAACGTAATCACTTTCATCTTCGTCTTTAAACGCCGCATCCACGCTAATAAGCTGCGACGCCATCGGCGGGAGATTGTCATAATACCGCCACCATTCACGTTTGAGCATATTACCCTCTTGGCTCGTCGGGCGCCCTTGATACAAAGCGTTGAACGATGTCGGGTACTTCTTACGGGTCTCGATGAAATCGTAACTATATCGCTCCGGCCAGAGCGGCTCGCCGGGATCGCGCCCCAGCATATCGCCTTCTTCAGCCTCGAGAGGCAGGTTAATCATCGTCATTGGCAGCGGCTCACCGTATTCGGGATTCTGCAGTCTGCCTATAAGATCATCTTCATGCCATCGTGTCATGATGAAGATGCAGATTGCACCAGGATGCAGACGTGTGGAGAAGGAGTCTACCCATTCATCCCACATCTTATCGCGGTACACTTCGGAGTCTGCTTCCTCACGGTTCTTGATCGGGTCATCGATGATCATAAGGTCCGCACCCTCACCAGTTACACCAGCAAGGATACCACGTGAGATCATACCGCCACGCGTCCCGTCTATATCCCAATCGGATGAGGATTTAGATGTCGGACTCAGCTGCAGATCAAACAGTTCTGAGCCGTACAGCTTTACCTTCTGCAGATTCTTCTTACCGAACTTCGACGCGAATGTGGTATTGTATGAACCTTCGATAATGCGATCATTCGGGAAGTGACCTAAGTAGAAACTCGGTAGCGTCTCCGTGATCGTCATCGATTTACCATGCCGCGGTGGAATGGAGAAGCCGATGTACTGGTTCTCCATCGGGATCAGCCCGGCGACCATCGCCTTTTTGCGCTCGATCGCGTCCTGGATGATGTCGGTTATGAACTCACCGTGTCGGCTGTCTTTGTACAGTCCACCATGCACGTACCGAACGTAATCGTAGTAGTTGTGCTTGGCTCGCTCCTTCTCTTCAAGGGAGAGGAGTGAAAGCAGCTCAAGTTCCTCGGCGGCGGTTAAGCTCATCGATCCGCGCCCTCCGTTCTTCAGGCGTTAGCTGCGCAATATCGATTCCGCCGTTCACACCTACGTTTGCAGTGTTCTCCCCTTTCATCAGCGCCATCTTGTCATACATGGTGCCGTAGAACGTGGAGATATGATTCAAGGGAACGTCCCTGACCCCTTGCTTGGCTTCTCTGATCATGTTGTGACCAAGATCAGCGGAGTCAACCAAGATGTCCCATATCTTGTTGATCATCGCATTCTTTTTATCCTCACGAAGTTTCTCGTACTTCTCTTCTTCCTCTGGAACATCGATCATTTCCTTCGCGACCTTATCGACTGTGGACCAGGAGACGCCGAGCGCTTTCGCAATCTCATTCTTGTTGTCGCTCAGAACAAGGTGAGCTCGAATCTGCTCTTTCAATTCGTCGGTTAGCTTCTGCCCTTGTCTAGCCATACTCGTCTCCTCCTAATGCGTAATCTTGTGAAGAAGCCCTGCCACAAATACACCTGTGGCGATAGCTCCCATTACTTTATAGCTGGTTCGTTCATAGTAAGGCATTGTGTACCACAAACGTTTAATGTTCTTCATCACGTTAATTCACCTCATATAAAACAAAAAGAGCCCCTCTCATAAGGCTCTCTTTGCTGCGTAACAATGGCGGCGGTAGCAATTGTTTTATTGTGTTAAGCATTAAGGCGCTGACTAAGTATAGTTTCCTTAATGCGATTAACTATGGTTGAAGGAACGGTGTGAACGGTGACTGCGCATGTAGCTATCAGCGCTCATCACCGGTTCCCTATGTTAAAATCATAACTCATTATGTGCGGTATTTGGGTGCGGATTATGCGGTATAAATGTGGTATTTATGCGGCCTTAGGGGATGATTGTCACCAGCAATTCGTGGATTTGCTCCAAACGCTCCCTGTCGGTGATGTCCTCGCGCCTATCATTTGTCCATGCCAACGCATTAGTCAGCATTTTCAATGCATCCTCGTTCCACGTGGCCTGTAATGTCTTGCTAAGCTTCAACTCTGCCACTGTTAATTCGTATATAGTTTGCTTGTGTCTCGTTACCTCTTCTTCAAGCTTGTCCTTCAGTTGCAATTTCTCTGCAATTTTGTTTTCGAACTGGTCGTATAATTGCCACCAGTCTTGCGGACGATCTAAGGCTGCAAGCAAATAAGATATGTCTTCTTGCACTAGCGCTTCACCGCCATATGCATACGCGTTCTCATCTAACCTACTTTTGATCTCATCGATTCGGCTCATGCGATCACCTCCAGAAACATTATAACTCATCCGGTTTAGGCGGTCTCGTTGAATACCCATCCTGGCGTGAACATATGATCGAAGTTGCTGATCTCCTTCTCATCCTCACTCAGTGGCTGGAGCGCAATAGCGAGCTGCCTGAGTGCCTCCGTATGCCACCTAGAGATGGTGCTGCGGTCGCGTCGCTCATAGTCTGCGATCTGATTCAATGTCATACCATTGCGATCGAAGTATTTCTTCGCGACCACCATGCGCTGGTTATCACTCAGCACCTCATTCACCGCGCCTTCGATCAAGTTCACAATGCGGTGATAGCGGCTTTGATCCCACAAGTCAGGGTGCAGGCGTCCTTGACGCTCGCTGTATACGGCCGGCATGCGAAACGTTGGCTCTCCGCAATTGTTTGCTGCGTATTTATAGCTGCGGTAGTTTTTCAACAGTTCGGTTAATTGGTCGAGGTTCATGGTCCGTTCCTCCTCTCAGTGTGGAGAAGCAGCTCTAGGCTGCCACTCCTACTTTACCTTGCTCGAGATTTGCGACTCTTGCTTTGAGTGCTTCGAACTCTTCTCGCGTAACTGTTTCTGCTTCTGGTGCCACCTCTCCGTGTACGGAGTGTTCTGATACGGTGTCCACTGTGCTCGTTGGAAAGGGAGGAGGCGTTACTGTGCTTTCGGCAACCAGAATCCCACTGTGTCCAGTGTCAGTCGCACTAGCTTCTGGAAACGTCGTTTGCGGCGTTCCGCTACCTCCAGTAGATTGAGACGTAACTGTTTCGAAGTTCCCGTCCTGAACAACTACTTTACCGCGGAAGCTGTTTCCTTCTAGTGCGATATCCAGCGCTGATTTTGTTTTGCCCTGCAAACGCTGAATCGCCGCATTAATCGATGCTGCTTCGTCCTGGTTGGTTTCAACGACCTTCTGTGCGCCACGCTCACCAAATACCTGTGCTTTCTGATAATCGGCTACTTGACTGTTGAGACGGTCAATCTCTTTCTTTGCTTCATCCAGCTGTGCAGCGGCATTGTCGCGGTTCTTACGTGCTTCGTCGCGTTCAGCAATAACTCGGAGCGTCTCGGCCGTTTGCTCTTTCAGTTCTGCGGCTGCTGTTAAGTATTCTTGCTCCAACTCGTTGTAGTGCTTCTCAAGCTCAGAAATGCGCTGTTCAGCCTGCGCTTTATATGCAGTAATCTCTTCTTCGCGCTTAGCGTCGATCTCAGCCTGCTCGGTAAAGTTCTTGCGGCGGTCTGCTTTCACGACGAGTTCAATTAGTGTGATGACTTCCGGATCCA